GAGCAGCAGACCCGTATCGCCGGCATCGAGGAAGCGATGATGCACCGCATCCATGCCGGCACCACGCTGACCGACAACGGCCTTCAGTTCCGCGGCATGAGCCTGCTGGAGATCGGCCGCGAATACCTGCAGGAGCGTGGCATCGAAACCCGTGGCTGGGACCGCATGCGCCTGGCCACCGAGATCCTGCACTTCCGTTCCGGCGCCATGGGCACCAGCGACTTCGGCACCTTGTTCGCCAACGTGGCCAACAAGCGCATGCGCTCGGCCTACGAAGAAAACCAGGGCACCTACACCCAGTGGGCCCGCCGCGCGCCGAACGCGCCCGATTTCAAGAACATCAGCATCGTCCAGCTGTCGGGCGCTCCCGACCTGGTGCGCACCAACGAACACGGCGAATTCACCTATGGCACCTTCAAGGACGCCGGCGTGAGCTACGCCGTCGTTACCTACGGCCGCATGGTCTCGCTGACCCGCCAGGCCATCGTCAACGATGACCTGCGCGCCTTCGAGCGCTTGGTCACCATGTTCGGCGCGTCCTCCAGCCGCCTGGAAAACCGCCTGGTGTACAGCCAGCTGACCGGCAATCCCGCCATGGCCGACGGCACCGAGCTGTTCCACGTCGATCACAAGAACCTCGCTACCGGCACTCCCTCGGCCCTGCAGCTGAGCTCGCTCAAGGCCGGCCGCACCGCCATGCGCCTGCAGAAAGGCCTGCAGGGCGAAGAACTGAACCTGGCGCCGAACTTCCTGATCGTCCCGGCCTCGCTGGAGCAGGACGCCTACCAGCTGACCAGCGCGAACTACGTGCCGGCCAAGCAGGTCGACGTGAACGAATTCCGCGCCGGCGGCCGCACCTCGCTGACCCCCATCGTCGAACCGATCCTGGACGGCGTCGCCGGCGGCACTACCGCCTGGTACCTGGCCAGCAGCAACAGCCAGATTGACACCGTCGAGTACTGCTACCTCGACGGCGCCGAAGGCCCGGTCATCGAAAGCCAGACCGGTTTCGAGGTCGATGGCGTCACCTGGAAGTGCCGCCTCGACTTCGCAGCCAAGGCGGTTGACCACCGCGGCCTGTACCAGGGCGCCGGCGCTTAAACCAGCTGGGCCTGGTAACCGGCTAGCTCATTCAATCGAACCGACAGGAACAAGACATGAAAAATAAAGTGCAGAGCGGCAAAGTTATGCCGGTCACCGCCCCCTACGCCGTGACCGGTGGCCAGGGCATGCAGGTTGGTGCGCTGTTCGGTGTCGCCAGCGGCGATGCCGCCAACGGCGCCGAAGTCCAGATCGATCGCGAAGGCGTCTTCGACATCACCGCCGTGACCGCCGACACCGGCGCCCAGGGCGCCAAGGTCTACTGGGACAACGCCGCGCGCAAGATCACCACCACCGCTACCAACAATACGCTGGTCGGCGTGCTTGCAGCGGCCAAGAGCAACGGCGATACCACCGCCCGCGTGCTGCTGGACGGCAGCATCCGCTAATCACGCCGCCATGTTCTTCGCCCGCCTCCAGGCCATCGCCAATGCCAGCGTGCTGAACCAGCTGGCCAACGTCCAGGTGCTGATCGGCGGTGCGACGGTGCCGGGCCTTTTCCGGAACCCGTCGAGCGTCGCGAACCTGGGGGGCGGAGCGGCGGACACCAGCCCGACCGTAGTTCTCGCATCGAGCGCCGTGCCGGCCAATGCGGCCGAACAGACCATCGAGATCGACGGCGTGCCGTACCTCATCGTCAACCCGGCGCCGGACGGCACCGGCCTGACCACCCTGACCCTGGAGTGTGTCCAGTGATAACCGCGTTTTCCAAGATCGTCGGTGCAGTGATCGACGCCCTGGAGGCTGCTCCGCCAGTTTGCGGAACGATCTGGCGGGCTCGCCCGAACATCATGCCGGACCAGGTCGACAGCGCGGTAAATGTCCAGTGGGAGGGCGGTTTGCCGAACATGGGCGGGATCAGCGGTGCGCCGATTGACTGGATGACGAAGGTCACGGTCGAGTGCTACGCGCGCAGCGTGAAGGATTCCGGCGATGTTGCGGTGGATCCGCTGCTGGTCGCTGTGTATGAGCGCCTGGGCCAGGACACCACGCTCGGAGGTCTGATCGCGGACCTGAACATCGCCGGCATTGAAGCCGAGAACACGGCCGAAGGAAAGAAAACCGGGTGGGTTCGCCTCACCTACATCGCGCAACACAGAACCGAAAACGGAACCCTGGACTGACCATGTTCAACGAACAGACCAACATCCGCCCGATCCCTCCGTTGCCTGGCGGCGGCTCGTGGCGTTTTGATGAAACCATCTGGGACTGGGTCTCGAACGACCCGGCCCCGCAAGCGCCTGCGGAGCAATCGGCCGCGGAACCACAGACCACTACCGAGGAATAACCGATGACGCAGACCCGCTACATCAAGAACGCGCTGGTCGCGGCCAAGCCCGAGACCACGCCTGGTGTCGACGCTGGCCCGACCGGCGCCGCCAATGCCATCCTGTGCGCCGAAATGAGCATTACCCCGCTCGACGCCAAGAACATCGACCGCAACCTGCTGCGCAGCTACTGGGGCGCCAGTGAGCAGTTGGTCGGCCCGGCCAGCGTAAGGGTTGGCCTGACGGTCGAGCTGGCCGGTTCGGGCACTGCCGGCACGGCGCCCGCTTGGGGTGCGTTGCTGCAGGCCTGCGCCGTTGGCGAAGGCATCCTCGCCACGCCGGCGCGCGTCGAGTACACCCCGGTCAACAGCGGGCTGAAGACCTTGACGATTTACTACTACGACGACGGCGTGTTGCACAAGCTGCTGGGTGTCATGGGCAATTGCACGTTCTCGGCCAAGGTCGGCGAACGGCCGCTGCTGAAGTTCGACTTCATCGGTCTGGATGGCGGCATTGCGGTCGCTTCCGACACGGGCACGTACACGGCTTGGAAGAAGCCGGTGGCGATGACGAAGGCCAATGTGGTGGACATCACGATCGGCGCGAGCTACGCCGCAGGTGCACTAACCGGTGGCACGCTCTACTCGAGCACCGGCATCGATCTCAACGTCGGTAATGCGGTCGACTTCGACGCGCTGCTGGGCGAAGAGATGGTTGACATCACCAACCGTGAATCGACAGGTTCGACCGAGCTGAAGCTGACCGCTGCGGCGGAGGTGGCGAACATGGAGATCGTCAAGCAGAACACCCTGCAGAGCATGGGTTTCACGATCGGTACCACCGCCGGGAACAAGATCATCCTGCACGCTTCCGCGATGCAGATGCTCTCGCCAAAAAAGGTCGACCGGAACGGCCGCCGCCTGATCGGTTACGACCTGCGCTTCTTGCCGGTGAACGGCAACGACGAATGGCGCTTCGTCTGCTTGTAACGGCGCAGACCCATCAACCCTCGAACAATTATCGACAACATGAACAGTTACAAACTCGCAATCGCCGCCTTCGTGATGGTTCCGATGGCGTTCGCGCTCGCAGACGGCGACCAGGAAACCAAGTTCGACTTCCATCTCCAGTGCGACCGCCTGAGCCAGGAGGAATGGATGAAGCGCATCACGGGTGATGCCGGCCATCCCACCGACGTCAAGATCAAGGAAACGATCCTCGACATCACCAAGGGCTGGCGTGGCCAGACCCTGGTGCTCGACGAAGCGGGCCAGCCGGCCGGGTTCTGCCGTGAAGCCCTGGAAGCGATGTTCGCCGTCCCGGGCGTCCTCGAGGTAGCCATCGCCAGCTACCGCAAGGAAGTGCTGGCCCGCGTAAAAAACTAACGGAAGCCGCGCGCATGTGGGCGCGCGGCGACCTTCGCATTCCGGCCGAGGACGAACCCGAGCCAGAGCCGGAGCAGCAGCTCGACCGGGCCTTCGCAGCCTTCGGCCTGCGGCCGGAAGAACCGGTCGTCGTCGAGGAAGAATTCTTCCTGTGGCCGGAGAATGTACGGGCCTTCAACCTATGGCTGGCGGTGCAGACGCAGTGGCAGTGGCGCCCATCCGGCCCATTCGGCCTGCGTCGCAGCGGGCTGAATTACCCGGGCGTGCAGGTCTGCATCAACAACATGGGATTGCCGAAGAAGGAGCGCCCCTGGTATTTCGGCGCCGTGCAAGCGATGGAGAACGCGGCGCTTAACGAATGGAACAAGGAACGATAGAGAGCCATGGGATACACGACTAGCCAAGGCGCCGTCATCAGCGTCAGCGTCGACGGCGCCGCCGCATCGCAGCGGCAGATCGATGCGATCGCGCAGTCGATGGGCAACCTGTCGAATGTCGTGCAGAACGCCATGCGCAACCTGGCGGCCACGGCCGGTATCGGCGGCGGTCTCGTCCAGGTGGTCCATTATTCCGACGAATATTCGAAAGTCACATCCCAGCTGCGCCTGGCCACCCAGTCGCAGGGCGAGTACAACGCGTCGCTCCAAGACGTGCGGCGCATCGCACATGATGCCCAGGCCGAACTGGCGGCCACCGGCGTGCTGTACGCCCGCATCGCCAACGGTACACGCGAGCTGGGCGTCAGCCAGAAGCAGGTGGCCGATATCACCGAGGTTGTCAATCTCGCGCTGAAGGTCAGCAACGCCACCACCGAGGAAGCCGCTTCCGCGCAACTGCAGCTTTCGCAGGCGTTCGCCTCCGGCACATTGCGCGGCGAGGAATTCAACGCCGTCAACGAAGCCGCGCCGCGCCTGATGAAGGCGCTGGCCGAAGGCATCGGCGTGCCGGTCGGCGCGCTCAAGCAAATGGCCTCCGAAGGCCAGATCACCTCCGAGGTGATGGCCGCGGTGCTGCCGAAGTCGCTCGCGCAGCTGCGCGAGGAAGCGAAGCAGGTGCAGACCATCGGGGGCGCCTTCACCGACCTCAAGAACCGGGTTCTTGAATACACAGCGACCAACGCGCAGTCCAGCGGCGCGGTCGCCGTACTTACCGGCTCGATCGGCTTGCTGTCGAACAACCTGGAACTCCTCACCGGCACGCTCACCACCGTCACGGCCGTCAAGGCCGCGAACTGGACGGCAACATGGGTCACCGAGATCTACCGCAAGATCGAAGCGGATGCAGCCGGCCGCGCAGCCACTCTGGCCAGTGCCCAGGCCGATCAGGCGCGCACTCAGGCGACGCTGGCCCAGGCAACCGCTACCCAGGCGGGCATCGTGGTCGCCCGCCAGGAATCAGTCGCTCGCCTGGCCCAGGCCAACTCCAACATCCTGGCGGCGCGGGCCGCCATTGAGGCGGCTACGGCTGCCGGCGTCCAAAGCTTTGCTCTGCGTACGCTCAGGCTGGCGACCGGGGAGCTGCAGGCGGCGGAAGCGGCGCGCAGTGCCATGCTGGCCGAACTGGCGGTGCTGGGCCAGCAGCAGGTACGGGTCAGCGCCGAGATCGCGGCAGCACGCACCGCCGAGGCGGCGGCAACCCGGGCCGCGGCTGTTGCGCAGGCCGGCGGCGCCACGGCGGCCGGTCTGGCGAGCCGGGCCCTTGGCCTGCTGGGTGGTCCGGTCGGCGCCATAGTGACCGTGCTCGGCCTTGCCGCCACGGCCTGGAGCGTGTACGGCAACAGGTCCGAGGAGGCGAACAAGCAGGCCGCCCAAAGCGTCGAGGCCAGTACCCCGGAAATTATCGAGAACCTGGAAAAACAGAACGTCAAGCTGCGCGAGCGCCTGGCGCTGATACGGCAGGGCATGCCCGAGCTGGCCAAGGACGGCGGCCCGGGTGCCGAACGCCTTGCCTCGACGCTCAACGAAATCAACGCCCTGGTCGCCAAGAGCAACGAACTGAAGAAGCAGGGCAAGGAACTGGACGTTGCCGACCAGGCGCAGCTGTATGCGCTGGGCCTGCAGTACAACAACCTGTTCCAGGCTCTGCAGCAGAACAAGGGCTTGAAGGCCACCGTCGACGCCGAAGGCAGCGCGGCCAAGGACCTGATCGAAGTCCGCCAGCGCCTGACCGGCGTCGACAAGCAATACCTCGAGGATCTGGGCAAGCTGCAGACGGCGCGCGAGAAGAGCGCCGCGCTCGAGCGCGAGCTGGACGCCCAATTGGCGAGCGGCGCGATCACGGCGACTGAATACGCAGAAAAGCGCAAGGCCGTTACCCTCACCGAGCAGGACTACGTTGCTCTTGTCTCCCAGCTGGCGACCGCGACCTACAAGAAGTCGGATGCCGGCAAGACCTCAATCTCCACGGCGGAAAAGGAGCGGGAAGCGTACACGCGCCTGATCACTGCCGTGGACGAAAAGATCGCTGCCACGGCGCTGGAGGCCGCTGGCGTCAAGTCGCTCACCGAATCCCAGAAGCTGCAGATCGCGTTTGACGAGGAAGTGCGCAAGGGCAAGCTCAAGCTCACGCCGGAACACAAGAAAGAGTACCAGGCGCTGATCGATCAGCTGGCCGCGAACGAGGCGGTTATTGCATCGCAAAAGCGTGCTGCCGAGGGCGCCGCCGACTACGCCAAGATCATCAAGGATTTCAACGAGGCCGAGCAGAGAAAGATCGACGACGCGGTCAAGGAAGCCGACAGGAACGAGGAGCTGGTCCGCACCTTCGGCATGACCAAGGCCGCCATCGAGGCGGTGGAGGTCGCGCGCCTGGAGGAGCAGCTGGCACAGCATGCATCCGGCGCCTTTACACTGGAAGAGATCGAACGACTCGAGCAGCTGATTGCCGCAAA